CCGGGGGGAGGGGTAACGTGCCTCTGTTTTTTATCACTTCGCGCCCCAGCCAGCAGGCCTCTGTGCCTTTGCTTGTAGGCATACACCCCTGTGTTGCCCCTGCATACCACCGTTTGGATCGCATACAACCCTTATGCTCCCTTGCATTGCTCATCAAGCAGCGCCCTGGCTAGGTCTAATATGGAATCAGGCGGTGATGTGCGCGCTTTCAGCCAGATCTCAAGGTCGCGCCTCAGCATCTGCTCTGTCATTCCACACATTCCAATCATTTCAAATCCTTTTAAATCTAAATCATTTATTACTTTTTCTTTTAAAAACACATTCCTATATACCTCTTGGACTATGCCCTCTACGTTGTTATGATTAACTATAAGGCTCATCTTGGCCTTTTCAATCACATCCAAGGCCTCACCCTTAACTGGTAATTTAATCGTCTTACGGGCTCGTTTAACCCCCTTGCTGAGCATCTCTGCCATGAACTTCTCCTCTTGTGTAATCATTCTTGGACTTCTAGTCTCTTCATTGACTAAGCCTATCGCATCCTCTGCATTGATAGTCTTGTTATATATCACTCTTGTTGTGGCGGTATGGCTAGCTTTGCAGCCCTTGGTCAGCGTCTCAATGTAGCCAGCCTTGCGTAGAGTAGTCATCTGCTGGCAGATGTACTGTTTCGTAGTCTGCAAGTCTGTGGCCAGGCGCTGCTGTCCTACCCATGTAATGCCAGCTCTATTGCAGTAGCTGCATATCAATGCCAGTACACGTACGCAGCCGCCGGAGAGTCTGCGGTCGGTTAGGGCTTTGATTGGCATTACGGCTATCTGCCGCTGATCTGGTGGTGCAGGCTTTAGCTTTACTTTTGGCTTTGTAGGGATATTAAAGGAAGGTTTATCCTCCTCGTTTAAAAACTTCATAGAACCTCACCCGCTATGCTTATAGCGTTTTTTGCTTTCGCAAGGTATCTATCGTTTATCGCTGTGTCTAGGATCTTCTCCTTCAGAGTGCTAGGCCCGAGCTCTTCGCTGGTCATCCCCCCTGATTCGACTGCGTTTATCTGAGTCTGGCGATACTCCATTCTCAAGGGCTGGGTTATGGCCCCGTTCAGACATATTAACCTCACTTTGCTAGATTTGTAAAGGTTCATTGACCACACATACCAGAGTCACAATTAAACAGGGTTTCTTGCTGACTGTTGTACTTGCCGCGCTCTGAGTTGGCCCATTGAATTACCTGCCTGATGCCCTTTGCGCCACCATGCCTTTGAGCTCTAAACATCGTCTTACCTACCTTAGACTCCAGCTCCTCTACGCGTGTGATATCGCCTTCAGTCAGACCTCTTAAATCATTCCTGTTTGCATTAATGCAGGGCGCGCACTCCATTGACCTGTGCGGCAATACTTCAAAGCCAGCACGCACTAGCAGCTCATTGCGCTCCTCATCTGAATACGCAGCCAATGGAAACCAGACCTTGCGATCGCCATGCCTCTCGCTTTTCTCAATGAACTCAGGCGTGTTAGCTCTTTCTTGGCTCTCAGAGCGCCGTAAGCCAATCAAAATGGTTGTTTGCAGCTCAGGATCAGCGTCATCTAACCAGGTTAAGAATGGAATAATCTTCAGCAATGCGCTACACCATTGATATCGCTGGCTTGGAAACCCTTTCTTATGCTGCATGAGCTCCTCAAACTGCATATTGGCTATGACTCTGTGCGTCTTAAAGCCAAGGCTGCGCGCCCACTCTTCGCATTGCTCTACCCTTGCAGGCCATTCAACCGATCCCCATCCCGTATCTGAATACGTAACGGTGACATCCTCAAGGCCTTGCTCACGCGCCCATTGGATCAGGGCCACGCTGTCGTTTCCATAGCTAGCAGATATGCAATATTTCATTGTAGGCTCACAGGTAATTCAAATAGCGGTATCTCATTGCTCCACCAGCTAAAGCGACATTCTCTGCACACTCTGCGCCTGCAAACCCAGTTGCGCTGGTCGTGCTTGCGTGTCTCTGCTACCTTGATATCTTCACTATCGCAATGCTCATTTGGGCAAATCATTCTTTTCTCTTTCGTATATCTCTAGCATGGCATTTCGCAGCTGCTCATAGCTAGCATGGCCACGCACTTCTGCCACTCGCGAGAGGTGCAGCTGTCTGGTCTTTCGAGTTCTAAATCTCTTGAGTACTCCGGCAGCCTCAGCATACAGGCGGTACTCTTCCGAATAGCTTCCGACTGTCCTCCCATCCGGCAGATGAAATAGCCTGGATGATCCGTGAACTTTACCGCAAGCGAGACATCGTAATCGGTCATCTACTTGGCCGCCTCCCTCGCCTGTTTCCTCTCCCAGCAATCCTTGCAGACCCACCTCTTTTGTCTTTTGTTTGCGCTTACGATCCATGAGCCATTCCTGTAGTCTTTGCCGAACTGGCAGTTAGAGCACCAGCGCCTGCCTGTAATCGAGCTGTCAGCCTGTACTGCCTTTGTGTACACATCATTCTCATGACTCATTCAATAACCTCAATCATTACTCTTGCCTGGCCGCCTGACACGGTGCCAGAGCCCCTATAAACATTAATCTGGTCGATCTGCTCATCGTCCTCAAATACCCCGGCATTCTGGAGTGAGTCAAGCAATGCCTTTAAACGATTATCGATATCGTACTTGCGCTTATCCTTTGGCCACAGCACGATCTCCAAAGACAGCCTGGCAGCTCCGAGCTTTGGCGTGCCTGACTCTGCAATGTAATCCGCTACCTTACATTTGTATTCGCGCCCCTGCTTGCTCATGTAGGTCGCATGGGCTCCGCGTCTGTAGTACGTATTGACTGATGGCGGGAACGGCAGCGTAAGAATAATCATCCGATCAGCTGCGTAAGGCGCTGGTTGAGATTGCCTGTCTTGCTGAGGGCAGAGCGCAGCTCATCATTAATAACGCTGGCTATGGGTTTCTTGCGCTCTTGTGCTGCCTGCACCAGCAGCTCACGCACATCTGGCCGCAGACGCACCAGGAAAGGCTTTAGTTCTGACATATCAATCCTTTTAGTTGGCCGGGTAGCAGGTCTTTTTAGTCGTGCCTGACGAGATAGGACTGAGCTGAATAGTGTCAAGCTACCCGATATCTCAGAGCATACAGGAAAACTACCCGTAGCGTAATGTAAGGGTAAACACCTATACAAAACTACATATAGCGTGATATATTCCTATCTAAGCGATATCGCTCAACCACCGAGAAACAGGAGTTGGATATGTATGTAACTTACTACCGAGTCAGCACCCAGCGTCAAGGTCAATCAGGTCTTGGCCTTGAGGCACAGAAAGCAGCTGTGCAAACCTTCCTAGCAGGCAAAGAGATTATTGCCGAGTTCACCGAGGTCGAGTCTGGCCGCAAGTCGGATCGCGTGCAGCTCGCAGCTGCCTTGGCCCTTGCTAAAAAGCAGAAGGCTACCCTGGTCATCGCCAAACTAGACCGTCTGGCCCGTAATGTGCATTTCATCTCAGGCCTCTTGGAGTCTGGCGTACAGTTCGTGGCCGCAGATATGCCCGAGGCTGACCGTACATTCCTACAGATGGCTGCTGTCTTTGCTGAGTGGGAGGCTAAGAAGATATCAGAACGCACTAAATCAGCCTTACAGGCCGCCAAAGCACGCGGTACTGTCTTAGGTAGCCCATGCCCAGAGAAGGGCTCTAAGGTCGGTACAGACGCGATTGTGGCCAAGGCTGATGCCTTTGCTACTTTAGTAGCGCCAAGCCTACAGGATGTAATCAAGCAGGTAGGCACCAACTTGCGAGATGTAGCTCAAGGGTTACGCGCTCGCGGTATCAAGACCGCCAAAGGGAATGAAGTTTGGCACCCAGCTCAAGTAGCTAAATTAATGAGGAGAGTAGCCCATGTATGAGTTTTTGATTATGAGCTTAGTGCTGATGTACGCCGCAGCTCTGTTTGTGTTTTCCCTAGTCGTAATTGGCTGTATTTGCCTGCTGGTAGGCAATACCAATTTGTATAAGAAGTATATGCGGGAGCGCCGCGAGCGCTTGGTTGACGAATTTTTAAAGGATCTAAACAAATGACATCAATGAATCCACACAACAAATCCCCCAAAGACTTGTACAAGTCGGAGGACTCCCTGCTGGATAAGGTTATCGGTACCGTGGCCTTTCTAGCTTTTGTAATCATCGTAGTACTAGCCTAAAGGAATCAAAATGAAAGCACTATTAATCGCACTATTCGCAGTTGCATCAATCGGATCAGTTTCAGCTCAAGTTAAATGCGTACCAGATGGGCGCGGCGGTATGTGTTGCTGGGATGTACAGCAGTCTGGCCCATTCCGTCCAATCGGGTGCTGATATGAATATTCTTAACCCAGACGTGGCCTACGTGCCAGCAGCCAAGACAGACGTTACCCGCACGCTAAAGCAGCATGGCTGGACGCCTCCCTCTGAAGATAAAGAGGTAATTAAGAAGTGGGAGTTCTATCGCACCATATCTATTCGCAACGAAAGGAAGTCAAAATGACTACACAATTTGAGATTGTTCAATCCGAACTTAAACGCGCTAGAGCCAAAGGCGTTACCAGCTGGGACGTGATCGAGAAGTATGGCATCACCCGCCTGGCACATTACATCCACAAGCTACGCAGCAGCGGCTGGCGCATTACTGACTTTTACGAGTGCGATCCAGATGACGTAACGCATAAGTGGAAACGCTACATTTACAAGAGCTCACCCAAAGTCGCGGCCATGAAGGGAGCTAGAAAATGATTGACTATTCCCAATATTTATTAATGATTAATCGCCTGATGCAAGAGGTACACAAGGCCGCGCAGGCCAACAACTTTGAGTCAGCCAGCAACCTAGCAGCAGAGGTAGCTCGGTGCGCGATTAGCCTGGCAGCAGTCTTAGAATCTAGAACAGAAACCGAGGTATAAAAAATGGTAGGTAAAGTCACTCCGAACGATATGCTCTCAGCCAGCCGGATCCCCGCGGTCTGCGGCATGAGCAAGTACAGATCACCCAATGATGAGCTGCTGTCATCCATTGATTTTCTAAAAGGAATTACCCCGCCAGACATCGGCAACGAGGCGATGGCATGGGGCAACAGGCTAGAGCCAACCATTCTTATGGAGGCTGCTAACAGGCTCGGATGCAGCCAGCTGGAGATTGAGCACCCTACGCCTTACTTCCACGATAAATGGCCGCTGTGCTGCTCTCTTGACGGCACAGCTACAGGCAATATGACTGAGGTCTTTACTGATCCTGAGAAGGGCATCTACGTGGTCGGCAGCGAAAGTATCGTACTGAGTGGTACAGGCATTATCGAGGCCAAGCTAACCTCAATGCCAGCGGAGGACGTGCTACCTCTGTATAGAGGCCCTATACAGCTGCAAGCACAGATGGCGATATACAAAGCAACTTGGGGCGCGATTGCTACGCTATACCAAGGTACAGAACTGCGTATATTCCTATTCAAGCAGCACCCGGCCACGCTAGAGCTGATCGAAAAGACTTGCAAGGAGTTTCAAGATAAGCTAGATCGCTGGAAAAACACAGGCGAGATTGATTACTACCCGCCTATCAATCCTAAAGATGCAGCTCGTACTTTTAGCTCAGGCTCAGATGATGAGCCAGTAGTCTTAGATAATTATGTCGAGGAGTTAACCAAATTACTTTTGGAAAACAAGGCAAAAATTACAAAAGCAGAAGAGGAAAATAGCAAGATACAGACCGAGATTATGGGGATTATGCAGAACCATACTCACGGGATAGCAGGGCAGTATCAGATCAGCTGGCCAGTCCGTAGCTACAAGGCCAAGCCAGCAACGATAACACCAGCAAAAGAGGCGTACTCCATACGTCAGTCCACTTTAACCATTAAGCAATTATGAAGATTATTAAATCGCCGTTTTGGCACATACTCCAGCGCGAGATCGCAGCTAGAAAATTATTGAAAGGTAACAAATGAGCAACTTAGTTAAGCACCAGGGCTTTGCCCCACAGACAATGACAGAGGCTATCGACTTCAGCAATATGCTAAGTAAGAGCACGATGGTTCCCAAGGCCTACCAAAATAAACCAGAGGATGTGCTGGTGGCTGTGCAATGGGGATACGAGCTCGGCCTGGCACCACTACAGGCCTTGCAGAATATCGCTACCATCAACGGTAAACCAAGCGTATACGGTGACGCAGCGATGGCCCTAGTCCAGAACTCACCCGTATGCGAGGATGTCAAAGAGTACTTTGAGGGCGAGGGTACTAGCAATCCAATAGCGGTCTGCGTGGCCAAGCGCAAGAATCGTACCGAGGTAATAAGCAAGTACAGCGTGGAGGATGCCAAGCGAGCTGGCCTGTGGAATAAACAAAGGCCTTGGACACAGTATCCTAAACGGATGCTACAGATGCGAGCCCGTGGCTTTGCCCTACGGGACGCGTTTCCAGACGTTCTGAAGGGTTTAATCACGGTCGAGGAGGCTCAGGATTACCCAGACGATACGGCAGCGCCACAGCCGCCTCAGATCAAGCACGCTAACCCGCTTGATGCTATCCCATCTGTGTCAGTTTCAGAGGTAGTTTCTTTGGATATACCAGCTGAAGAGTGTAGCGAAAATACAACAGAAGTATTAGTATCCGATCAGATACAGCCGCCTGGCACCTATAAGCTAAACATCCCCGGCAAACCATCGGAGCTGCATGATGGCATGACGGCATGGATGGATCGCTATAACGAGATGGCAGATAAGGTAGCCCGTTCACGCCTAGCCAAGGACGTTAAGATCCAAAAGATTGGCGAGTTCAATACGCTAAATGCGGATGTCTTGAAGATGCTAACCGCGGTGCAGCAGGCTGGGATGGCAGCCCACAAGCAAAAGCGCAAGCTAGCTATTGAGGGTTAACTAAGGTACAGGGCGCGCTCATCATTGCGCCTTGTAACCAATCCTTTGAGTACCTTGCCGCCAGCCTTAGTCCAATCCAAGAAGGCCTCGGCGGCACCTTCGTAATCACCTCTGTTGTGTTTCATCCTGAGTGTAGAGCGCTGTAGATTGCCTAGCCCTACGTTGAAAGCAAAGCTAGTCAGAGCACCAAGGCGACCAGGAGTAAGCCCGTCAGGACATAGTCTGCGTACCCCGGCCTCAAAGCTGCCCAAATCTTTAGCAAGCATCTCATCTACTTCCCCCATTGATAGCACTCTGTCCCAGCCAGCAGGGATAGGCAGCGCTTTGCGCTCTGCTAGCGGCACCTTAATGTGCGACTGGTTTATTACGTGGCCCACGCCTACAGTCCAGATTAAAGCCGGGCATTGGTACGGTTTAGTACGCACGCCCTCATGGTGCTTAATCATCTCAATGACGCGGTGCTCCAGACTCATTTTGATTTGAACGCCTGAGTTCCGAACCAGAAGGAAACAACGCTAGCCCAAACGATTTGGGTCTCGTTATCCCACAGTACATCAAGAGCAATGCTGAAATCTACGCCAGTTTTAACTGCATAGTAAAAGCCAAATATCTCTACAAAAGCAAACAGAATAAACAGACCGTAAGTAATAAAGCTGCGGGTAAATGCGCGAGCATTAATCACCCATTGCGCTGCGCCTTGGCCGATGGCGATGTCGTGGGCATAGAGCGCCTCTCGCTCCTTCTCTGCTGACTGTATAGCGATCTGCTCTGTGCGGATCTCTTCTACTCTAGCCTGTGCAATGTAGCCCTCTTTGAGCATCTGCATTTCGCGCTCGGTCTGCATCTTAGCCAGCTCCAGCTCATGCTTTTTGTCTGATTTATCTTGAAAAAAATCCATCAGCTTTGGCAGGCCACCAGCCAAGAATGATACGAGAGTAGTAAGTAAAGTAAACATCAGAATGCCCCTATGTATTTAAGATAAACAGTAACCCAGAACGCAGCAAAGAAACACCATGCTAGTGCCATCCTACGCTCATGCAAATCAGATTTGAAAGCCTTAGTATTTTCTTCTTCCACTTTAGCTATCTCATTCTTAATTCTTAAAACTTGATCCCACTCTTTGGCTCCGTACTTGCGTACAAATTCTATCTTCAGTTTGGCCTCCTCATCGGAGATTACTTTGCGTCTCTGATACTCCTGTAGAGCTTTGATAGTTGCAGTTTGTATCTTGAACTCAGCCTCTCGCTGGGCTCTGCGCCGCTCTCTAGCCTTCTCCTGAGCTGATTCAAGCGCCTCATTCTGTATACTCTCAATGCCCTTAGAGATTTCCCTGCCAGCGGCCTTGCCACTACTTATGCCCTCGCTAAAACCTTTTGCTCCAGCCAAAAATCCGAACTCGTCTGCCACATTGTTAGCCCACCTTGATGTGGCCAATGCTAGCCAAGTAAGTTACCAGGCCAACAGCAGCTACCCCTACAATCCAAAAGAACTTAGTCACAATGGATTTACCTACCGAGGTGTATACCTTTTCGATCACCCTCTCGGTTACTTTTTCCACAATATCCTCTAGCTCTTTGTCGGTAAGGTTAGACATGATTAGACTTTCTTTCTCGCTGTGGCTACTTTCTTAGCCGCTGGTTTCTTGGCAGCTACTTTACGAGCTGGTCGTTTCTTAGGAGCTGCTGGCTTGACCTCTTGCTTATCGAGCTCAGCCCAAAGCGCATCAACATCTACCTTATAAAATTTATGGTAGTTAAACTTAGCTAGAATCCAATCGATTACAAACATTATTTGTCCTCAGTATTAACTAGGCTACTGCCTGTTCAAACGGTGTTAAGTCGTAGCCAGCGTAGTAGTCACCTTTGTCTAGCTGAATCTGAAGGTGGTCTTTGTTCCGCTTAACGGTATCAGCCCAATCTTCGTCAGTCATCAGTTCAGGTTTGCCAGCGTTTAGCAGGGTTACTGAATCCATAGCAGCGTTATAGCTGCGCTGTACTTCTTGCTCAGGGGTAAGTTCTAACATTTTAGTTTCCTTTAAGGGTTGCGATTTCTAATGCTTGTGCTTCTACTTTTGCGTTGAGTTCTTGGATGGCTTTGACACACAAAGAAACCATGTTTCCGTAAGATAAAGCATCTGGAGACCCGTCTTCTGCGTATTGAACAAATTCAGTCAATCCAGCAGCATCTACTTCTTCAGCAATTAAACCACCAAAGACTAACTCTCCATCGTTAATGCCTTTGTATGTAACTGGGCGCAACTGCATAACTTCAGCAAGCCCATGAGTTGCATCTTGTACATCGGTTTTATATTTAAGTGAAGATGTTGACCTTAGTAGCGCACCGTTTGAAGCTACGTTCACATTAGCGCCGCCGCCTGTCGTTGTATTAAAAATACCAATACTATAAAAAGTTGCAGTATCAAAAAAACCTCTAGGATTACCGTCACCATCCGATAACACAATGTAGTTACTTGCTGTACGGATGTCTAGACCGCCTTGGTTGCCTGTGTATGCACCAATAATAGTATTTGAATTGCCAGTTGTAATAGCATCGCCAGAATTATTGGCACCAACGGCTGTATTATTGATTCCAGTAGTTAAACTAAATAATGCTCTGCGCCCAATAGCTGTGTTTTGGTATCCAGTAGTACCTGCACGAAGGGCATGATGACCAACAGCAGTATTTCCAAAGCCAGTAGAAGTGTACCCAGCTTGATTACCAATAAAAGTTACTTGTCCACCTGTCGTATGGGTATATCCAGCTTGGTAGCCTACGGCTGTATTTTCAGTTGCGGTGGTGTTGTTTACAAGAGCTTGATAACCCAAGCCAACATTGCCTGCTCCAGTTGTATTGAAGCGCAAGGCTTCGTTTCCAGCCGCAGTATTTGTGCCGCCAGTAGTGGTTGAGGCAAGAGCATACGAACCAAATCCACTATTGTTTGAGCCAGTTGTATTTGCAGTCAACGCTTGAAATCCAAGAGCATTATTCTGTGAGCCTGAAGTATTTGCTTTTAACGCTCGATAGCCCACTGCTACTGTGTATAAAGCACCAGTAGTTTGTGTATAAGCCGCTTCGTATCCTACTGCTACGCTGGCATCTGCCGTGGTGTTTGAGTAAAGGGCAGAAGTACCAATAGCAGTATTTAAACCACCAGTAGTATTAAAACGCAGTGCCGTACTTCCTAAAGAAGTGTTCGAACTGCCAGTAGTTGGAAACTGTGAAAAATTACCAACAGCCGTATTGTCAGCACCAGTAGTATTAGAAAACAAAGCAGCATTACCAACCGCCGTATTAGTCGCAACACCGCCAGCACCCTTACCAACAGTAAGACCTGATATAGAAGCATCGTTAGCCATTGTTACTGTAGTGCCGTTAAAGGTAAAGTCGGCATCGTCTACTAAGTTACCGCCCGTACCAGCATAGATTACTCGACCAGATGTAAGTCCTGTATCAGTTAAGTCTGAGAATCTTCCAGTAGATGCTGTGCTCGCGCCGATGGTAGTGCCATTGATAGAACCGCCTGTAATCGCAACAGAGCTGGCCGCTTGCGTAGCGATGGTGCCTAAGCCTAAATTAGTGCGAGCGCTGGATGTGCTTGCTACATCAGATAGGTTATTCGCTGATGCTAAGAAACCAGTACCAGATACATAAGCTGCCACCCAAGCAGAGCCTGTATAAACTTGCATTGCCCCAGATACAGAGTTGAAATACAAAGCGCCAGCTACTAGGGCGTTGCCGTCATTATCTAATGTAGGGTTGCTAGTCTTGCTGCCTAAGTAACGGTCATCAAAATTGTCGTAAGCTGCTAGGGTTGCATCCCTTGCCGACTCAGCCGCAGATTGTGCAGTCTGTGCCGCAGTTGCGGAGGTAGCTGCGTTAGTCGCGTTAGTCGATGCATTCTGAATAGCAACGATGTTTGTAGCGTTAGTGTTTACAGCAGCAATGTTCGTAGCTACAGTTGAGACGTTTGCATTATTTGTAGCTACAGTTGATACGGCCGCATTGATGCCAGCTACTGTAGTTACGTTTGCTGATATTCCAGCTACTGTGGTTACGTTACCAGAGATGCCTGCGACAGTCGTTACGTTTGCATTGTTACCCGCAACTGTATTGATATTGCTTGAGTTGCCAGCTACAGATGTGACGTTAGCGCTAATGCCAGCAACTGTATTTACGTTGCTAATATTGTTACCAACATTATTGACGTTAGCGATATCTACTGCAACTGTATTGATTTCAGATACGCCTTCATTAAGGTCGTTTGCTACTGTGTTTACATTAGAAATGTTTGTAGCAACAGTCGTTACATTGCCGGATACCCCAGCTACTGTATTAATGTTTGTATTATTACCAGCTACCGTATTAACTGATGCGATATTAGTGGCTACGGTATTGATGTTTGCTGACTGAGCTGCAACTGTGGTGACTGAGCCAATGCTTGGGCCAGCCTCTGGGTTTCCTGTAGTCGCATTAAACGCAAGCACAGTACCAACACGGGATGCCTTAGCAGGCAGAGTCATATTGATATCGGTTGGATCCACGACTGGAGCCTTGAGTCCGCGCTCTGCTGTCTCGGCTACTTGCTGAATAAAGATGGTCTGGTTATCCAGCTCATCATTTAATGTATTCGCGAATAGGTCGCCGCCTGTAGTAAAGTCGGTAGTACGCTGGATATTCTTAGCGCCGACAATCGTAATGTTGCTAGTACCAGCTGAAGTTACCAGGGTAACAGAGCCTGTGCCGTTCGCGTTAATCGTTACGGTATAGTCAGTAGTCAGGGTCAGCAATGTGCTGGCCTTGTATACTGCGATATCGGTTTGACTTAGAATCTCGAACGTAAACGCATAAGGGCCTGTGCCTGATGCGGCATAGACCACTCTACGGGGTACATTGGATATCGCGTAATCTGCCATAATCTTTCCTTAACTTAGTCTGAATCTATCTGATTTTGCTAAAAAAATCTAGCGTTTAAATTTACCAAAGTCCCGCTTAAATTCATCGTTCTCCCGCATTGCGTCAAACAGCTCGGGATCCTCTGCAATAAGCATCTGTTTCGCATTAGAGTAGGCGTCCGATATCACCTTAGAGATGATGGCCTGAGCCTTACCTAAGTCTTGTGAGGCTAGGTTCTGTATAGAATCCGACTCACCTAGATAAGCGATCTGATCTGCCAAAGCCCCATCCTGTGTGGCCAGCTCAATCCAGCGGTTATATTGGGTAGCCGATAATTGGATGCCATCAATAGACTTCTTAGGGATATACATCGGTACGCCATAGGCCACCAGCACAGCCTTAGCCTGGTTATACTTTCCGCTTGACTCTTTGAATGGGTTAAACATCTCGTACAGCTTGCCCTTGCCAACCATCTCAACCTCACCCGTAATCGGATCTAAAGCCCGTGGGAGGCTGTCAGAGGTCAGCGGATTGCGTGACTTATAGTACTGAACCGCGCTGTAGAAACCTTTTACAGCTGGGTCAATAACGCCAGTTTTAGTACTCATCTCAGCAGGCATGGTATTGGATCTTGTAGGATCTACAATACGCTCGACACCAGCCACAAATGAACTATGCACCCCGACTACTGGGGCTCCACCAACAGCGAACTGGGATACCTGCTTGCTCGCTGCATTGATAAAGTCATACAGAATTGTG